CAAAGGGGAGATCGGATACGCATACACCCATCCCAAAGAGGGAGTGACCGGGTCAGCCTGAAGCAAATCGAAATAAGCCTCAAGCATGATGTACGGTATATGCAGCGTAACCGATGTCGCCTTCGCGACGTCAAGAATGACGTGCGGGTAGCCGGTCCAAGAGAACAAACTGGCGGGCGTATAGATAGCCTGCTGCGTGAATGGTGTCCACGCGATGAGCAAAGCCCCAGCCTGTGAGGGCTGAGCATTCACCATCACGCGAAGATCAAACCCGCAACGAAGGTACCTGAAGCCACGCAACTTGTCCTGAATCATTGACCGGGAAATCCACTGCCAAGGGACGTCAATTTTGAACACTGCCGAGCCACTGGGGTCAGGAGTAGTAGAATCCTGCCAGACGAAATCCAACATGCGTACAGGACGCCTCAGAAAACCCAAAACAGAGTTCTCCAAGGAGTCAGCCGCAACTTTGTCATACATCTGAAACGACTCGGCACTCAGACCCCGCTCCTCCGTGTCACCGTCTTCAACGAACGTGACCAGTTCGCTCTTCACCACCTTTTCATCCCCAGATGCAGCTGTTCCTTGCACTAACTGAGAATTCACCTCTCCTTCAATTGATGTAGCCATGGATGTTCCCACGAGCCAAGGGGTTGGTTGAAAGTCGGAAGAGGTAGCCCCTTGAGCTTCTCCCGACCGTAGTTGCTCGATCCCGAGCTCGGTAGCAGATGAGCCAGTTCCGTCACACCACCTGGAGTGCTCAATTTCCTGGTAGTGGTTGTACGTGCAAAAGACAGTCGGCACGTACGCGTCAATGAGTAGACGAGCGCGCTCGAAAACCGGAAGGTACTGGTTGTACGTTTCCCGATCATACTGAGCTAACTCATGTACAGCCTCCTGAAGGGTGACTGACGTTATGTAGTCGGTGTCGACGTCGCCGCGAACCCACATACTCATCTCGAGAATTGTATCGAGAGAGATGGGGGCACGAAAGCGAGCCTGCACCGAGTCCCAACGAAAAGCACGCTTCAGAAATCGTACATCTCTCAGACTTCGACTCTCCACAATAGTGGAGCCCTTAGCCTCATCTGTGTACACCATTCCAATCAATCCAAAAGCAGTCGTCATAGTAGCCTGGTTGAACCAAGGAAGAATTTCCTCGTGTATGTTCCACACATCATCGTCGCCGTAGTTGTTGTGTCTCACTCGAGTGCGAAAGATCGTAAGATCGTAACAGCCTGGTTGGCCAACAGCACAAGTTAGAAACACGTAACGGGCAACAATTGAGTGGTACACACTGTTCAACACAGTCGTAATCGGACAGCCCGAGGGATTAGAATGGGTCCACATGTAAAGCCGAGAGCCACACTGGTGAATGGAGTTCACAATTTCACTCCACAAACACGCGCGAATCTCACTCTCCTCATCCGTTCCGTTGTAGAATCCGTTGATCAAGTCGAGGACACGCCACAACACCTGAGCGTTTAGAGTACCGTCGTAGTTAGTGAAATCACCAGCCACAACATGCGGTCCAAACGAACTCAAGCGTCGTGCAAGACGCGTCCAGTCCATGGAAAACGGGTTCACACCCACACAGATCTCGTTCACGATACGGTTACGCATGACATGAGCGATAAATCCTCCGAAATATTGACGGAAGATAATCACAAACACCATTTCACCGACCGAAAACATTCGCGTTTTGCCAGCATCAACTTTCTCGATAGGCCGTCTCTCATCTTTCAACACATCCTGCCACACAGTGGTTGGACGGTTTCCAGATTTCAAGACAGCCATCAAGTCGTCGCGCTGACGCAACACTTCTGGATGGTCAACAACATACACTTCGTCTCTTCCAAGCCAGTGAGTCTTCGTTTTCTTAGGCCAGCCGAAACCAGCCGACGTTCGCCGGTTAAGCGGGGGAACACAGGGATCCCCAGCCACACCAGTAATCGCCTGCTCAAAACTGAACACACAACGATCAGACTCTCTAGGCCGAGAACAGACAACTTGAGAAAAGTCATACACACATGCATCCAAACGGTCCGAGTCAAGAAGGACTGAAACACCCTCCGCTTTTGATCTAGCAAGCTTCATCGGGTCTAACTGCACTCCGTCCTTCAAAAAGGGGCGCAGTAGGGCAGGTTTTGTCTTGGGTTCTGCCAAAACCCCATGCAGCAGCGACCGGCGTATGTTAGTCTTACCGGGCGCAAAATTGGCGAGCTGCGTCTCTCCACAGTTCATGAACTTCTCATACCCAGCAGCCACGCCGAACACAATCTCACTACCACACAACGTAGCCTCAAGCTCACCGTCAGCCACACGCGCCAAATCCGGTGCCATCAACGAATCACCTCTCAGGACAGTCATGGATTCCAAGTGTCGAATGAGTGTTTCCTGGACTATCGGTTGCCCGATTCCCTGGTACTTCACATCATTTTGTCCGGCACAATGAATACCCAAAACCTTCCTTTCAAAGTTCTTGTCGTAGGCAACGAGTGGACTGCCGCAATCACCACGCGAGGTTTGAATACCGTACATGTAGTAGGAACTCACGTTAGCAATCGGGTTACCACCATTCAGAAGCGTAAAGCCGTCGTCTTGGCGCACCATCCTGTCTGTGAAGTGCTGCCGCATGGCATACGTGTCCGGATCGTAGGACAACATACACAACTGGTCAACTGTAGAGAACCGATCGAGGTCACCCCGTCGCATGAAATGCTTGAGAATGTCAGGGTGTTGCGGGATATTTACAGGCAGCTCAACCAGCATCAAGTCAACACAATCATCCTCTGTCGCTTCCGAAGAATTGACACACGCCCAGATATCAAACGTTGGGGTCACAGTGTGGGCGTTCTTCAGCCTCCACTGGTGCTCGTGCCGCTTCAACAGCAAGTGCCGATTACACATCACAACACGCCCACGAACAAACAGCACATGCAAACACTGTCGCCACTCAGTCCCATTCCAGTACTGCAACCGATAAAGGTTGCGATACATGATAGGTCCAAGCGACTTAGCATTATGATCAAGCACCATCTGCACGAATCCAGTACGCTTCTCGTCACCTTCTTCGGACACACGCAAACCACGGCTCCTACCAGCAGTAGTATCACCGTACTCAGCCACACGCACACCACGCACACGACCAGCAGTTGAATCACCATACTCACTCACACGCACACCTCGCTGACGTCCGGCCGTAGAATCACCGTACTCAGCGTCAACACACGCATGGGCATGCGTAGCATTCTCACAATGATCATGCAACAACTTCTGAACAGCAGCAGAATCCACTGGCCGAAACCTTTCAAACAACACACGCGCAGTCGCACCATCTACACAATCACTCACGAACTCAGGCACACAAACAGGCTCTCTGGAGACATTGATCTTACGCACAGACTTCACAGCACGCATACCATTCTTGACCGCATGCGCAGTCCCGCCAAATAGCCGCCGCGCAAGGGCCAAGAACCATTTTGTCACAGTGGTAATCGCTGCAACCAAACCAACACACGCCATGAAATGCACAGAATACGCCAAATAATAGCGCCATGACATCTTGCTCTCCTCATTCGTATACCACATACAGTACTCAAGCACCCATTTGACCACACGGTCACCATACAAAACTTGCCAACGCAACCACTGATGCTCGAACGTCTCACGCCACGTCTTACACACATGCTCTTCACACACAAACAACATACACGGCTAAATCTGAGACAACTGCCAAAACACAGAATCAAACAACTCCATCGCAGAACCATCGAACACCTCAGAGTCAGGACACATCACACGGGTCACATACAACGCAGTCGCCCACGCCTTGATAAAACGGGGGGCCAACTTACGCTGCTTGACCGTCACACATCGTGCATTACTAAGATGCACATCACGTCCATTCACACGGTACACATAGCGCTTTTCAGTGCGCTCAACAACATTCGGGTCCAGATTCAAACTAGGGAGATGTTTAGCAGACTCCCACACATTCACATGCGCATTTCTGAGCACACTCTCATCCTGGAAGAAAACACACTGTTCACACTCAAACTCAGGCGACTGTTGCGTATTATAGCGATCGTCACCTACCCAGTTCGTGCCCCACCAGCCGATCTGCGCCTCCCCACTACGGGGGGGCGCAGAACCGCCAGCAGAATCACTTTCCGGGCTTGTCGCTCCACAACGCTCACGCTCCAAACGCTCGCGGGTCTTGGCAACCTCATCCAGGAAAAACTCCTTCAGACTGTCGTTAAACGACGCAAAACGCTTCAGATTCACTCGGTTGTACATACACACTTCCTCTGCAACTTCCGCAAACGTCATACCCTTCTTCAACACAACACGCGTTCCGAAGGTGGTCTCCTCCTTGTCAAACAGAACGAAATCAGCAAGCTTCTTCCGGTCCGCCGACAAGGCGGAAAACACCTTCTCTTGGTCGAGGATCAAAACTTTCTCCCCTTCCTGAACATCCACACGCGCGTAATCTGGGTGGGGGTACTGACGATAACGAACAGTCACTCGACGCTGCACGGCCTCTGGGTTAGTGATAGACTCGAAATGAAAAGAGGATTTGTTGCTCGTCCACAACACAACTGGGGCTTTGAAAAATGTAGTGCCCTTGTCATGCAGATGAGCCATAGTCAATTGCCAAAAGGCGGTGTTGGACATCCGAATCGTCTCAATAACCTCTGGGGACGGGTTAGCCTCTGAATCACGCCGCGCAAACACATCGTCACACACAACAATCTTCGTCGCATTTGAGAATCCATCCCACCGTTCGTCTTTGGTGGGGTACTTGAAGAACACTTTCTCATTCACATCGTTGGGATCAACACAACCCATATCAGCCAGCAAACGCGCAATCAGCAGCCACAGCACAGTAGACTTTCCCGTACCAGACGCACCAACAATGTGCACGATGATGGGAGCCACACGTGGCTCTGTACAACCAGCACCACTGCCAGCACACGTAGTACGCAAGAGATTCAAATAGGCAATAGCTGCAGACAAACGCTGTCTCTGAGTCATGGGCATTTTCAGTCGATCGACCTTCTTCAGCACACGGTCACCCCGCTGGATCAGCGAGTCGACCTTCTCTTTGAGTTGAATGTTGTTCTTGATATTCTTCTCAAAGTCCGAGTTCTTCAAAACAGCCACTTCCTCACAGAAATCGTCGATCTCCTTCCAATCATCCGACGGCGGTAAGCCCAAAATATGCACACGGAAATACTCACTCGCAGCAGTCACAATTGCACTCATATTTACAGCCAAATCACGCATACCAGACATAGACCTGCCCAACACTCCCATGTTTTTCATGAAATTCATAAACGACCCATTCGGGGGCATCTTTCCAACAAACAGAGCACTGAGCAAAGTCATAACAGACGAAACACAAAACAACAACAGACGCTGAGCATGGGTAGCCAGAGCATCATCATCCAACTGAGCCTCACCCCGGCGGGAGTCTCCAGCAAACATACTTCCAAGCCAGAAACTACCCTCCATGGAGAAAGACTCAATCACACGCGCAGCCAACTTCTCATCCAAACGCAATGACAACACCAACTGAGAGAATGCAGCAGTGACAGTAAAAAAATCAGGCCACGCACGATAAGCAATGGTGGCAAAAGAAGTCACTGAAGCAACGAGTTGTGGCCACGAAACAGACATACCAGGCACACTTGAAAATGCAAACTCACATCTAGCACGCAGGGGTTCATCGACAGCGAGACGCCTCAGAAACTCCAACACTTCAGGCGGAAAATCAACCTTGGCATTGAAGAACTGGGCTTCGCCAGACCGAGTCTTACCAGTCATATGTTCAACACACAAACCCCCTGCAACGGGGGCGTCACGCTCACAGCCTTCTTTCACACACTTTTTGTACTTCTCACGCAAACGCGCCAAATCAGCATTGGCAATCGCATCCAGCCTCGACTCAACATCAAACTCACTGATCTCCTTACGGATCTCCGTCCACATACGGCGCAGTCTTTCAATTTCCACAATCGCACGAGACGGATGATTCCGTCGCAAACACGCTCTCAATCTAGCCCAACAGTTGGGCTCCTCACGCACACAAGCCATGAACGTACTGTAGGTATACTCAGACGTGCACAGCTGTTGAATCACGCATACATCCATTTTCACACGCATACGGCGCACAAGCATCTTAATCTGCACATCCGTCAACAAACCGAGGGGCGCCAAGCTGTAGCAAGTCTTAGTCCAGGAGCAGCAATACTGCTTCGAGTACTCATCATACAACAACTCATCGCCCTCGAAATGAGCCAGAATCGTCGACTCGTCAATCGGGGACAGCAAATCAAGGAAAGGGCCGTACTTGTAAATGGCCTGAGCAGCCAGGCGCATTACACGCATTTGAGCTCGCATAACAGTCACTCTCTCATTCAACACACACTCAATACACTCTCCATCTGACACTCCACAGTCAGCATATAGCCGACGCATCGACATGTAGTGCCGGCAACATGGCAGCGACCCACGGAACACACGGGAAACGTCACACTCGTGTTCGGCGAGATCGAGCAGAGCCAGGGCGTCGTCAGACGCAAACAGGCCAAGGCGAGACGGCAAAGCCATCAAGCCTCTCCGCTCATACAAATATGCATGCTGCGCAATGTTGTAGCGCTTGTGCCACGAGCGGGTTGTCGAATCATTCAGAAAGGCGATCTTTGCCTCTTCTCGCTTCTCACATTCGTAGTGAAGCCTAGTGATATCATCTCCGCTCAACCCTACCCGGCTAGGAACACCGTGGGTGTACATATTCAAGTGGGGAGCAACGCGACTCAACCCTCGCTGGCGCTCGTGAAACAAGTCGCTCTCAGCAATGATTTTCTGCCTATATGATGATGAAAATTGGTCTGTGGAATCGTTCTCGGTGTGTTGTACTGCCATCTTTACACCCTCCAAAAATACCTAGGGTTTTGCCAGCGGCGTAGAAGGGATAAGAATAAGAAACGGTCCGGTCGTCCATGATTGTGAATGAAACCTAGAGTGCAATACTGACGGCTCATGAGGTTCGCACCGACCAAAATGCTAACTCATGTTCGCTGCTTCGTATAAACAGCTATGCCGACGGGGGGGTGAAAAGTACTATCCGTATCATACCGACCCCAGCCGGTTTGCCTTGAACACACTCCAGACGCATCGTGACGGCGCATTCCCACCGTATATCGGGTACTTGTGCTCCGACACGTCACTTTGCATCTTGCTCTAATGAAATATACAATGATGTATGAAATGATAAATACAATAATAAATGATAAATATATATGAAATGAATTGTTAAATACAAGCGTAATGATATATGCAATGATAGAAGTCCAAAATTAAACAGTCCGGGTCAGCAGCCTCGTAAACCGACATCAAATAAGTCCAGTCCAAAAAGGGTCCATACACTACAGGCCAATATGCCAGCAGAGCCAGCAGTGGAGTTCAGGTGGTAGTAACTAACATAAAAGGCCTATAGCTAATTTCTTCGGCAATAAATGGTCATTATAATCTAAACTAAGTGTATGGGTGCAGAGTTTTCTATCGACAGGCACTACTGCAGCCTGTGTAAGTACACGCGATTCGGATACGAATTACCTTTTCTGCTCGCGGTCCTAAAGCAGCCAGTTATTATGGTACGAAACTGGAAACGCACAGTACGTTGTTAGCGCTTACACTATCGTGGTGAGCACGTTCAAAAAGAGTCCGAGGGGAAAGTCCCC